CTCGGCGTCCAGTTCGTCGCACGATTGGCGGCTTCCGGAAGTCCCATCCGGTCGCGATTTCATAGAAATGCGCATGGGACGGCCGGCCGGTTGCGGCATGCCCAATAGCAATGGGACGGTGAAGGGCGCGCTCGCTCGCGCCCGTTTCAGTCCCCCGAACAGGCTCATGTCTCTTCTCCTTGGGAATGCTGAGATCAGGCCAGTGCGGTCGCTGCCTTGAGCGCTATGTCGAACAGCGACGGCGCGCTCTTCGTGGTGCTCGTTCCGCTCGCGGTGACCGTCTGCCCCGAAAGCTGGCCGAGCAGCGCCGGGTTCATCAGCCCGGCCTGCGCCGCGAGGGCGGTGAACGGCATCAGGTTGTTCGCCTGCTGCGTGTTCCAAAGCGAGTTGCCGATGCTTGCCTGAGTGGCTGCATCACCCTGGGCCAACTGGCCCCCGGCAATGGCGTTGGTGCTTGAGTGGCCGGCCGCTTGTAACGCGCGTTGATACTGATCGCCCTGCATCCCGGCGTTGAACTGCGAGTTCTGCGCCTGCGTGCCGTAGAGCTGGCTGTTGAGGCTGTTCTGCGCCCCCGCGTTGGTCATGTTCGCCTGCTGGTTGAATCCGGCCTGCGTCTTGGTGAAGTCGTTCTGCGCGTTGGCGTTGAACATCGATCCTGTGTTCGTCGCGTCGGCGGTGAACTGGCTCGCGTTGTTCGTTTGTCCGGTGTTGAACTGGTTATTCTGCGTGGTCAGTTGCGCGCCAAGGGCGGTGCGATCGTTCTGCGCTCCGGCATTGAACAGGCCGGTCTGCTGGCGGTTCGACGCATCGTACTGCGAGAGGCTCGCCGCGTTCTTGAAGGCCAGGTCTTGCAACTGCGCTTCGGTCAGCGCCCGGTTGCGGCCGGTGTCGGCGGCGAATTGCGCTTCAGCAACGCCCCATCGTGATCCACCGAACGCCCCTGACTTGGCACCCTGCGCCTTCATCTGGGCACCAGCACGCGCAGCCTGATCGTCGTAGCTGGCCAGCGTAGCGTTGACCAAGCCTTCGGTCGCCGGGCTTTTGTAGGCGTCGAAGTTGTCCAGCACCGAAGCCGCATTCGCCTGCGCTACAGGGTTGTCGAAAGTCACCGGGCCGGCCTGTGCAGCATTGTAGCCACCGAGGTTCACGGTTTGGGCATTTCCAAGCTGCGCCGCCTGAGCCACAGAGAGCGCGGGAACGTTTGGCAGCGAAGCCTGTGGAGCCGCTGCGCCTCCGACCGCATTAGCCTGCGCCGTCGATGCGTTCAGTCCTGCCTGATAGCCGCCCAGGTTCTGTGCGCTGGTGGCCGCCTGCTGCTGCAGCGAGTTCGTGGGCGTCTTGTACTGATGGATGTTGTTGAGCAGATTACTGCCCAGCTTCCCGACCTGACTATAGTAGTCCTGCGCCGCGCCCTGCGCATAAGCGGGCACGTTGGGGGTCGTGGTCGCGGTCTGGCTGGACGTGGTCTTGGATTTTTTAGAGCTGAGGCCCATCGCTATAGTTCCTTGATGATGGAGACCTTGAACGTCTCGTAACCGTGCTGCTTCATGATCTTGGCCCAGGCATCTCTGCTTTCGATCAATGCGAGGGTGCAGCCCTGCTTTCGACCCCACGCTTCCACGATCGAGTAAAGGTCGTTGACCAGTTCATCCTTCGGACCCGCCGCTATGATGATGTCGAGCGCGACAGCCCCGGTTGGGTATGCCTTCAGCCCGGCCACAATCGCGGCGTTCTCAGAGAAGAAGGGAACCGCGATCCGCTGCAGGATTAACTCGTCCAGATGCTCGATCGTGTAGAGCCGGGGATCCAGGGCTTCAGCAAAGGCGGGACGGAAGGCTTTGTAGCGCTCCAGCAGGGTCATCGGCGGCCGGTCGTGGCGATGTCGAACGATGGCTTGCCGAGCCGCCAGAACGATGGCGCAGCAAGGCTCCAGAACGTCACTGAGGCAATCCGTCCCTCCGCTAGGAAGTCCTTCCTCTCGCGCCCCACCGACAGGGTATACGGCCCCTTGGTTCGTGGCGTAGACTGCGGGTAGTCCCTGAAGTCGATCGCCAGCGTTACTTCGCCCTCTTGTCCCTCGAAGTCCGGCCAGATCCCCCGCGCCAGCACCCGGTTCTCGGCTTCGTCGAGATACATGTCGGAGGTGGTGATGTACGCCTCGAAGGGGTTGCCGGCTGCCGTGTGGCCGTTCTCGTGCCAGTAGCCGCGGCCTTGGGCGTCCGCGAACAGTGGGTAGGAGGTCGGGCCGGAATCGATCGCAGCGGTTCTGGGCAGTTCACCCCGGAACCACGGCAGACCCTCGTGAGCGAGCGACACGGCGATATATCGGGTGTTCTCGATCCCATCCCGCGCATCGGGGTAGAAAAACCACACTTCGGAGAACGCGTTGATCGAGCAGGCCACGACCTTTTCGACCTGCCCCCCAACCATGTTGTTCTTGAAGTCGGTGTGGATCGGGCAAGGCAGCGGCGTGGGAGGTGCGCCGATCTGCCAGGCATAGATCTGGAAGTCGGGGGTAATCCAATAGGCGGTCTGGTTGACCACCACCACGGCGTTGGGTCCGACGAGCCCGCAACCGCTCGCGATCAGGTCGAAGCGATAAGCCTGCCCGGCAGCGCCGACGAACGTGCCCAGATGCACCGCGTTATCGGTCCAAACCGCCACCTGCGAGCCGAGCATGAAAGCCCGCACAATCCGTCCGCCGCCCTCGAGGATGTGCTCAAAGGCGTTGTTGTTGGGAGCGGTGGCCCAGGTCGTGATGTCCTCGATGTCCGAACCGCGGATACACATCGGGTTGTAGTCGCCCGACAGTTCCTCGTTACAGCCGAACGCGAGAACCTGCCGTTCCGGGGTCACGAGAGAACATGTGACATTGGACGGCGCATTAGCGACTGCTTCAGCCAGGCCAGTGCCATCCCACGAGTAGATTGTGCCGCCGCGAGGATTGGCGAGCAGCCATGATCCGAAGGTGTCCAAACTCCAGGTCCGTGCGAAGTAGACCGAAGCGGGGCTGCCATAGGTGCCATCGCCATAGGCCCCGGTTCCGTACCCTGCGGCCCCACCTGTGCTGTCAGCTGAGCCGGGAGCTAGAGCGACTGGCGTGATGTCGAGCAGATTGCCGCTGGAGAGCGTCATCAGGTGCGTGTGCGTGCCGAACGCGATCAGCGTGGTCCCTGTGCCCGTGCTCCACGCAATCGCGTTCCGGCAGACCCCAGAGAGGATGTCGCCGCTGAAGGCATCGCGCCATCCACCGATGGTTTCCGGCTTGGGCGTGAATCGGACGTTGGACCCGTCTGCATAGCGCCAGGGCGCAGCATGGGGCGTATCGTCCGAGGCAATACCCGGCAGGATGTCGAGCGGGGTCCTCATGGGTTCCTCGTGAAGGACACGGTCACCGTGTTGGATGTCGCGTTGCCGCCCTCCGAGATGACCTCGCACACGAATAGGGCAGTTTTTGTTTCCCCAGCAGCCAAACCGGTGACTGTGAAGTCTGTGGTCGGCGAGTTGAGATCACTGATGCCCATGACATCACCGGCGATCCTGGCCCACTGGTAGAAGTACGGGGCACCAGGGCCATTTACGAAGGTACAGGTAGCGTCTCGGCTCCGCCCTGTTGAAGATTCGCCAGTATCAAGCGACAGTTCGGTAGGCAGCGCTGTTGCTGTGAAGCCCAGCCTATGCAGCGAGACTGCGACGTTGGAACTTTGAACCGTTCGCCCGGCAGCGTCCGCGACTGTGCAGACGAACACGGCAGTTCTGGTCTGATCGATCGGAATTCCACTCGTGCTGAACGCTGTCGTGGCTGCGGTCGGTGCTGTTGCTGAAATTGCCGTGCTACCCGACACCCGCGACCATGCAAAAGTGTAGCCTGGATAACCGCCCGCTGGTGTACAGGTAACGCTTGGCGTCATCTGGTTGCTGCCGGCCCCGGAGTGGCTCACACTCGTGGGGCTCACGTTCGCCGTCAGCGGGCGCGTGGTTTCCGCCATAAAAGGGCTGACACCGAACATCAGGCGTAGCCGACCGCGCCATGCATCAGGATCTCCGTTGCGGAAATGACCGTGCCACCGATCGCGTTGAGCGCGCCTGTGAAGGTCGGATCCGTCCCGCGCGGGAACTTGTAGAAGGTGCCGAAAGTGGGCTGGAAGGCGCCCCGGAAGACAATCAGGACTTCCTGTCCAACCGCATCAGCCATGCCGGACGGATTGGCCAGTTCCGGGTTGGCCGTCATCGTCAGGATGAAGGCGTTTCCGTCCGCAAGGTTGGGCGTGACTGTCGCGGCATCTGTCAGAGTGACGATGGCAACACGCTGCCGCCCTGAGAACTGATTACCTCCGGCGAGGCTCGCCTTCGCTGCCAGAAGCGTACTCACCTGCGCCGCGGTGTAGTTGGTAGCAGGATCGTAGGTCGCGACCGCGAACACATTGGTGCCGTTCGTGAAGAGCCACTGGGTGACGCCCGTAAGCACAGCCACGGCAACGCCGGTTCCGATAGTGAACGTCACAGTGCCCGTGGCGTCATTCTTGACCAAATAGGCCTTCTCCACTGCTGGCAGCGTAACAGTCCCGCCCGCGCCCCCGGTGATGTGGATCACCCGCTTGCGTGCTTCGTCGGGGTCACCGTCAGCTGCGCTCAGCTCTTTGGCGCCTGACAGCTCAAAAGCCGCCCACCCGTCCAGCGCCTCATCGACGATCCCGATCATGTTGTCGTTCAGGCGGGCGCCCCATGTATTGTTGTTCTCGCCCGGCGTCTGCTGTTCCAGGCGATTGCGCGGAGTATAGCTGGAAGGCATTGCTGTCCCCTAGAGCTTGACCATCACTGCGCCGGCAGGGGTCTTGTAGAATTGACCTGTTGCCAGCCCACCGGCCCCGGCGGCGGCGTCATCATCGTAGGCCGGGAGGTTGGTGAGGCTGACGCCCCTCAGAGCCCGGTTGATCTGCTCCACCAGCATGGGGAGCCAGGTCTCACGGGCAGCGGGCGGGGCTTTGATTTGTTCTGCCATCTACCACCCCTGCTTGCGGCATACTGTTCTTGTGATGAGCGCCATTCGCTCGGGGTCAGGCAGTGAGAATCTTGGCCGCCAGCAGCGCGTCCTTGAATGCCTTGCTGGTCTGGGTTGCACTCTGCAGCGCGGCCTCGATGCCGGCCAACCGCGCGGCCAGGGCACTCATATCAGCCTGCGCATATGTCGCGCCAAAGGTCAGCTGCGCACCGGCAGCAAAAGTGGCATTTGCTGCCTTGCGGGCGGTGCCCGTGTCAACGCTCCATCCGGTGGAAGCTGCAATCTCCGGGTCTTCCGTCCACACCGAAGTGCCATCCGTGCACAATGTCCTCGCTGTTCCGGGAGGCACCACGAAACCGGACCCTAGGGTGGTCAGGGTGTCCGCTTCATTCCGCTGATAATACTGGATGTTCAGCGGGAGGTTATCGGTCGTTAGGTTGACGAAGGTCTGCCGGAGGATTTCGGTATTCACCCGCTCCAGCGGACGCTGATACTTCGGGCCGGGGAACTGCCACGCTCTGTTGGCGGTCCCCGCCGCCCCATCGAAGACGACCACGGGCGCAGAAGCGTAATCGTTATCCCTATAGAGCGCGAGGTTGGTGCCTCCGGCGTCGATCCGACACGCCCCTTTCAGGGTATCGTACAAGGGCTCCCCAAACGACTGAGCTTTAGCGTCAGGATTGGCCGTCCGCTGATAAGGCCTTGGCATGTTCTGGAAGCGGAAGAAGTGCCGATACTTGTTGTAGATCATGAAGGCCAACGCGCGACTTGCGGCGCCATGCTGATGGATGCCGTCCTCCTCATAGTCGACGGGCAGCAGGGCCCGGTCTATGGCGTCCCGCATCGCTTCGCCGCGATCGATGACGTTCCGATAGGTCGCCTTGATGTAGGCGTTTTCAGCCTCGACATGAGCAGAACCGGCAGCATAGTCGAACACCGAGCGAGGCTGGATAGTCATCCAGATAATCTCGTCGGCCTGCCAGCCTGCGGCCAGTGCCTTGGCGTGGATGCTCGCCCAGT